CCAGTCACAACCGACACGGCGTTGTTTTGCGCAACTACAGCCGCTGCGCGTGCTGCTTCGGATGCGTCTGCGCTGGATGCTGCTGCGGCTTGGCTGGAGCTTGCTGCAGTGGCCTTGGTTGTGGCAAGCGTGGCTTGCTCTGTAGCCAGCGTAACCTGCGTTGTTGCGTCCGTGACCTTCTGGTCCAGTGTGGTCTTGCTGACGTTGACAGCGCTGAGTAGCGCCGTGGTCTGCGCTGTCAGGTTTGCAACTTCGGTTTCAATGGTCATATGGCTTCTCCGGTATCAGTTGAATGCGTGGTGGGCCGTGACGATGGCCTGGGTTTGGATCATGGCGGCGGCCTGCTGCACAAATGCGGCCTGTACAGAGGAGTACACAGCTGCATTTTCAGCGCTCAGTGCCACAGCAGCCTGCACGGCCTCCGTCGAGCCATAGACGCTCAAGGCTTCAGCGGCACTACCTGCAGCGGCAGCGGCGCTGGTCGCAGCGTCGTTGGCATATTTTTGGGCACCAAACCCCTGCCCCACAGCCACCTCAGAGCTGGTCTTTGTGGCCCACTCCTTTGCCAATGCAGCACTGGTTGAGGCATCCGCCGCCTTGACTGTGGCGATACTGGCCTGAACGGTAGTTTCGTCAAGCCGCGTCGTCGCGGTGTTTGCGGAGGTGGTTGCAGATGCCGCCGACGCAGATGCAGATGAGGCGGAGCTTACGGCTACTGCGGCATTGGCAGAGGCATTGCCAGAGTGTGTCCCTGCTGTGTTTGCTGCTTCAGTAGCAATACCGGCCTGGGTGGCGGCAGTTGTTGCGCTGGCAGATGCCGCGCTTGCATTGGTTGCGGCCTGGCCTGCAGATACCACGGCCTCGGCCGCCTTGGTGGCTGCAATCCCTGCCTGGGTTGTGGCGGTGGTTGCCGCTGTAGCAGCTTGTCCTGCGGACGCCGCTGTATCGACTGATTTAGCTGCGGCCTCGCTTGCAGACTGCGCAGCCCCCGCTGCACTGGTGGCCGCTGCGCCAGCAGAAGCATTTGCCGTCGATGCGAAGGCATCAGCATCATCGCGGGCCAACCATGCATATTGCCGCTCTGCTGCTGCAGCCTGGCTATGCGCCAGTGCCGCGACGGTAGAAATCTCGGCAGCTTCTGCCGCATCGGTGGCAACACTTGCTTTGGCAGTGGCAAGAGCAGCCTGCGCAGTGACTGGCGCCAAAGCACCCTGAGCGGCCAGCAGGGCCTGGGCTGCAGCATCTATGGGCGGATACGGCTCCTGCAATACGATCTGCTCCAGCGCGCAGTCGCTGTTTGGCACGGAGATCGTTGTATCCAGAAACTTGCGCCCGGTATCTGGATTCCAGGCCCGCACGCGGTACAGCGAACCAGCCGTGCCAAGCGCGTTAGGCCACAGCCGCAGCACTGCAACACCGGACGCATCCGCAGTCGCAGCCACCTCTTCGGGGACAACGAATCCGTTATGGGTCTCGGTTTTGTCCAGCCGCGCAGTTACACGGCAACCAGACACGGGCAACCCCGCCTGGTCGAACGCAGTGAATGTGACGTTGACGACAGGGATCACAATCGCCTCTGCAGTTAGGCCTGCGGCACCATCGCCGTGCGATTGGGGTTGCCCACCGGGTTCGGCCCAACAGCCACGGTGGCTTTTATCTCCGCGCCCAGCGAATTGCTGAACGCGGCGTAATGCGCCTGCGCCCGCGCGACATTGCCCGCGTACTCGCTGTCCTTTGTGTAGGCGCGGTACAAGGTGTAATCCTGTAGGGCATTCGCGTAAATGTCGGGCACGTTGATGTTCCCGGTCACATCTGTGTAAAGCGCCCCATCAGGTGGCTCTGCAACGTCCGTTGGATAGGCCGCATACACAATCTCAAGCTGGGCGCTTGTTGTTGCCGGCGGGTACACATAAAACACCCGTGGGTCGCGCGGGTCGTACATGTAGTGCAGCACCTCGCCAGCAGGCGTGACGCTGTGCCATCCTGGCGTCTGCGCGTCAAGAATCTCGCGGTTAGTCATGCGCACAGCACGCTTGGTACCGCCCGCATTGCGGATCACCTCGATCAGCTTGGCGCCATTAGTCGGCAGCGCCTGCTTGGAGCCCACCACGCAAGGCACGGTGGCATTGGTCGCCATGCTGTCGGGGCGGTACAGCGCCACCTCGCGCTGGCCGTCGTTGAGATAGCGCACCAGCTCGGCCACGGGCCAGCGGATGGACGTGGGATCTTGCAGCGTTTCAACGCAGCGGCGGATTACAGACTGGGCGGGTATCGGCATCTAGCACTCCTGGCAATGAGTGCAAGAATCCCGCCTAATTTTTCGGAGTCAACGCTAGAGGAAGCTCGGCACCTGCCGCGTGTCGCCGTTGGCCATTTGCCCGCGCGCCAGCCGTGCCGACTCGGTGCGAATCTCCGCACGGAACAGCGCTTCAAAGTCACCCGATGGGCCTGTGAATGGCTGGCTGGGTATACGCATGATGGAGGCGATGGCACCATTGGCGATGTGCTGGGCGTACTCTTCCAACTCCACTGGCAACTCGCTGGCGGTCAGCTTGGGCGCCATGGCCACACGCGCCACCACCTGCGCGCCATTGGTCATGGCGGGGTAGATGCAGAGCGATGCCAGATCTTCGTAAAAGCTGAATTTGTCGCTACTGGGTTGCAGCGATTTGGCCAAGCCAGTGTCGGCCGACAGGACGGGCACCTTTGCGCCGTCCACCGTTACCCACTCGATAGCCAAGATGCGAGCGTTAGTCGAGTCTGGTTCGATCTCCACAACGTGCGGGTCGAATGCAGTCACGGGTTCAAGGTTGCGCGCCCAGCACTTGGTGCGCTTGCAGAATTCGATGGCCGCCAGGCGCACATGGTGCACCATCGTCGGCAGCGGGCAGCCCACGACATAAGGCAAGACAAACGGGCCAAAGTCTTCCCACTTCATGCCGCGTCTGCCTGCACCTGGTTGCTTTGCGCCAGGCTGATCTGACGACGCAGCTTGGCCTCATCCATGCGATCCATGGACGATTTTGGAATCCCGTGGCGGTGGCCCAGCTCGCGCAGGGCCGTCCCGTGCACCTTGAGCGGGTTGTTTCGCTCATGGCGGGGGTAGTCCTGCAAGCGTCCACCGCCTTCTACAGCGGTGGACATCCTGGGCGTGCGTCCACGGGTGGCCATTTACTTGCTCACGCAGGTCAAGGCGAGGGTGATTTTCTTGCCAGCGGTCGGGGCCGCACCCAAGAACTTGATGCCCACGCCCACAGCCGATTCGGCAGGGGCAATCGCCATCAGGTTTTTGGTTGGCTTTGCCGACGCACCTGCAGTGGCCACGGCCAGGGCTGCAAAAATCTCATTGCCCATCGTGCGGGTGTCGTCGGCCTTGCCGTACTTGCCCGACAACACGCCCACATCCAGCGTGCAACCGGCACCCACCGCATCTTGGAAGACGGTGGCATCGGTAACGTAGCAGCCGTGCGGAATGGCGCAAGCCTCGGTAATGTCGTTGACAAGCACACCAGCGGGAACGGTGTAGTGGACCAACACGACGGTTGGCTGGGCGCCAGTCACGGCGCCACGAACGGCGCCTGCGGCGGCTTCAAAAGTTTGACGGAAGGCCATGGTGTTTACTCCTGGTACTGTGTCTGTTGGCGATGGCTCCCTAAGCCTTTCGGCTCAGGGATGGCATCAGATGTCGCCGCCTGGTGCGCGGGTGAAACCGGTGTCAATGGCGATCATTGCGTGCGCCATGTCCTTGTAGTGCACACGGGTGGCGTCAAAGATGGCCTTCATGTGGATCACGCGCTCGTGGCCACGGTCGTCGGAGTCTTCTTCCAGCTCCACGGTCAGGCCGTCTTTCAGGCCCTTCTTGCCCTGGGCAAAAGCCACAGCGCCAGCGCCCATCACAAACGAACGGGCAGCCGTCACCGCGCCACCAGCACCGAAGCCGGTCAGGTAGGTGCCGCAAGGCGTTTCGTCCACCAGCATGTTGTCGTACATGCCGCCGCCTTCAACGAACGGACCAGCCTTGGCGCCCATGTTGCGCACCAATGCGTTTTGCCACGCCACCCAGCCGTTGTCGCCAATGTCGTTGCGCAGGTCGGCCATCACCTCGGGGGGCAGGCAGGCCACGAACACGCTCTTGCCGCCCACGTTGGCTTTTTCGATCTTGCTGGCGCCGTTGATGCCGCCATACATCTTCGACAACTTGTTGCGCGCCGACACCGTGAGGGTGGTCAACGTCATCACGTTCGCATCGGTCAGCGCGCCAGCAGCGGTGTTGCCGGCTGGGCCAATCATGCGGTGCTTGTCGTCAATGGGCAGCAGGGGCATTTCAATCTTCTTGAAATTGCCGTCTGCCCCGCGCACGTTGGTCATGCACGAACCCACGCCCACGTCGCCCGCGATGTGGCAGTGCACGAATTGCTCCATGTACTCAGCCAGCCAGTCGGCCAGCACTTCGCGGCCAATGGCGCCCAGTTGTTGGCCGGTGCGCTGCTCGTCCATGATCGAGCCCACATTCACGCCTTCGCGGATCAGGCCAATCTTGATCTTGGTGTCGAACTGCGTGATGCGCTTTTCAGTGCCTTCCAGGCGCTCGGTGCCCACACGCGGTGCGCCCTGCAGCTTGGCGGTGATGAGCGTAGTGATCTCGTCACCCTGGCCCTTTTGCAGCTCAGTGCGCTTGACGATGACGGACTTGGAGCCCTCACCGCCCATCATGCGGCTGAAATACTGCTTGTTTGCAGCTTCCTTGCCGACGTAATAAGACCAGGCCTTGCGGGCGCCCGGATCGGTAGGGAGAACAGGAGTGGTTGACGCAGGCATTTGTACCTCCTATAGGTGGTGCCTTGCTCACTCCTGCGAGCTTGTTGCAGATCCCGTGCAACTCAGGTGAGGTCTATCTTGACCATTGGCGGCGCGACCACATTGAGCCGCGCCACACGTCCAGCTTTCGCCTCATGCGTAATCGTTATGCTTATTTTTTCGGAGTCAACGCAACCCGCATCACCGAGCAACAGCACAATCTTTCGCCCGATGCGCAAGTCCACCGTCATCTTTTTGTCTGCGACTGGTGTGGTCATGTGCATCAACCGCGCATCAGCTTCTTGAGATCCGCGTCGGACAGCGCGTCAAACGCCTTTTCGAGGTCGTCGCCCGCAAGTCGTCCCACCACTTCCGTCACCGACTTGGTGCCAGACGCTGCCGCCGTGGGCAGGCCTCCCAGCGTGATAGGCGGCTTGGGTGGTGTGCGGTCAGGCGCGGGCTGCGCAGCAGTCGAAGGTTTGGCCTGCGACACGCCCATGCGGGCCATCACCATGCGGTGCGCTTCGTCAGCGATCTGCGCAAAGTCCTTGCCCGCAGCGTCGGGCTCACTGGCCACCAGCCGCAGCGCCCGGTCAAATGTCTGCTGCGCGGCGGTGTCGCTGGCATAGTCAATCTCGGTCTTGGTGCGGGCCACCAGCGCACTGATGACGTTGCCTTGGTAGCCTTCTGCCGTCTGGCGGTTGACCTCGGCCAGCGTTTCCGCCCGGGCGCGGGCCAGGGTGATGCCCTCCAACTCTTCGCTGATGCGGAACTCTTCGTCGGCGTATTTCTCCGCGTCGATCACCCCGTCCATGAGCTGCTTCATCGCTTCGGCCTTGGCTGCCAGCAACTCGGTGCGCTTGGCGGCCAGGTCGGCGGGCATGTCGGCGCGGTAGGTTTGCGGCGCGGTGCTGGCCACCGGTTGCGCGTCCTGAGCGGCCACCTTCGGCACATCGGCCACCTTCGGGGCGTCGGGCTGCTGGTCGTCGGCTTTCACTGGCGCCACATCGGCTGCAACTTCGGCCACTGGCTCTGCGGGCGCGGATTCCGGCGCTGCATCGTCGGGGGTGTCTGTCACGCGGTCGGCGTAGGGGTCAAGCCCTTTCGCCTCCATAGCGGCGATCTCGGCTGCAATCTGGTCTTCGGGGTCGGTGTAGGTTGTCATCTGCGGTCACTCCTGCGATGCGGTTGAAGAAAGTTGTTGTGAAAGATTAGGTGTTGCCGTGGTGGCTGGTGTATTACGAACGCCTACGCGCAAATTCAGCCATCAGTTCTTGCGAGATTGCTTGGATCGCATAGGCTTCCTGCTCCACGCCAGGGTGGCGCTCTCCAATTGCCTCGGCGTATTCCTGCCAGACGTGCACAGCTTCGTGGACAAGCAGACCCGCAATTTCGACTGGGTCACAACCACGCCACCGGCCAATGGACACCACACACGCGCGTTCGCCCAGGTTTGAGAATGTGTGCGTCGTCGCGTCCGCGCCTTCGTTCAGCCAAGGGGGAGGGTTGTTTATCTTGAGATGACGCACAGCCTTGAAGTACTCGGCTTCAGACAGCGCCAGGTACAGGCATGGGCCGGGGGCCGCAATGCGTCGATCCAGCCACATCGGTTTCACTGGGCGCTCCCTGGGCGTGGTAGGCCAGCCAGGTCGGCCGCTGCGTCGGCCTCGGTCAGCACTGGTCGGGAGAGCTGGGTGCGCAGCTCATAGCCCATGAGGGGTTCTTGCGATTTTTTCTTCATTTCTTCATTCCTTTTTCTGGCGGCACTGATCTTTGCCTTTGTCTCTGGCGATAAGGTTCTGCGCCGATTAGCTTCAGCAATTCGATTCCGGTGTTCTTCTGAGAACTTGCGGCCAACATTCGCTGTAACCATCCGCTCCTTGGCGTCAGGAGATAGGATTTTTGTGGCTTGCGATTCACGCATTCTCATGCGCGTTTCGCCCGATGCTTTTCGTCCAGTCTGGTTAACCACGATCTTTGATCGGTGCTCGTCGCTCAAAGTTCGGCCCTTAAGGCTTGTATTGATAGCCGCTTGGTGTTCCGGTGATTTCTTGCGCCCCTTGTGTGCCGATGACATTTTTGATCGCGCCTCATCGCTATGCCTCATACCGAGTTGGCTACCGGCGACCGGGCAACAGTTGAAGCCATAGCGATGGTCTGCCGCCATTGATGACGAGATCCATTCGTTCTCACGCACCAGAAGCTCATCGGGAGTCGGTACTATTTCCAGCACAACGAACTCGAAATCCTCTGCACCGTATTTGCTCCATGCCGCTTGCAGGTAGCGGCTGTGGTGCGTGCCGCGCTGTAGCTGGCTGCGATGCTGACGCCAGCGCGCATTCGTCCTCACCGCGCTGCCCACGTATATCCGCCCACTGGCAATGTGCCGGATACCATAAATAGCGGAGAAATCAGCCGCCTTCGGCATGCAGCCTCTCCTTCAAAGCGAACCCGAGCAGCGGCCAGATTTTCTGCACGGCGTTTTGGCGGGCGATCTTGCGGCCTACATCTGCGTCGAAGTTCTCAGGGCTGGCGCAGGCGCTCTCGCCGGTCACGGTGAAGCCATTACGCAGGACCAAGACGCAGAAAGTCAAAAGACACAGACTGGTTTCGTAAACAGCACGCGGACTGCCTTCAGCCTCCTCTCGTCCCATAACTCCGTTTTCAGCAGTGAAGTAATACTCGCTGGCAATGTTCGCCTCAATGTCCGCAGGCGTCACGCGCGGCGCTGTCAGGCCCTTGGCCTGGATTTCTTGCTCAATGGATTGGTCTGTGGTCATGGTTCTTGCTCCTGCGAGGGGTTACTTCTTGTCAGGCGTCACGGCGTCCTGCAGGTTCTGCATCACATCGCTCACACCTTTGGCCGTGTACGGTTCGTCCTTGCCTGTCAATACGCCGCCCAGCGTCACAACGTCTGCAACCACCTGAACAGGTAGGGTCACGACACCGACAGCGGCCTTAGCCAGGCCTTCAATTAATCCGAACATTTCGATCTCCTTTGGGTTGCTACATGAGGCTCTGCGCCACGCCATCAGCAGCCATGGTTTCGCTGCCCACCATGGCGCCGTCCATCTGCTGCATGGCGGAGATGGGTGGCGTGGGGCCAAGTGGTGCGGGCTGCTGCGGCATGGCGTCGGGGTCGATCACACCGGGGCCGTTCATGTCCTTGAAGCCCACCGACTTGAGCAATTCGTCGGCCACGGGCGTGATCTGCGGCGCCATGGCCAGCACCTGCGCCGCCTGGGCTGACAGATACAGCCCTTCCAGACGCTTGGCCACGGCATCCGCCTCCAGCTTCTCGCCCTTGGCCTGGGCTTCGCGGATCGTGGCCTGCAGCTGCGCCATCTCGGCCTCGAACTGCGCGGCGGCGGCCTGCTGCTTTTGCTGCATGGCGGCCTGCTCTTCGGGCGTCATCTCTGCGTCTTCGTCGCGCTGACCCGTCACAGAGCGGATGCGCGCAAGCACCTTGTCCTTGAGCGGTAGGTTCGGGTTCATCTCGAAAACCACGTCCAGCAGGGCAACGACCACCTGCGGCGCAGATCCGGCCAACTGCCCCAGCACACCCAGCAGCGCGTCATAGCTGGCCGATGCGTGGCTCTGCTTCCACTGCTGCTCGCCCACCAGGAAATCGGACTCTTCACCCGCAATGTCGTTCTCGAACCGCTCGCCGTTCCAGGCGTTCACCTGGCGGAACTTGCGGTTGGCCCCGTTACCCCCGATGGGAATCGCCCGCTCGGTCGTCATGTACTGCTCGCACAGGCTCAGGGTCAGCACCCCCTCGATGTTCCGTGCGCGCAGCAGGTTGTCAAAAATTTCAGTGGTCAGCAATGAGCCTTGATCCGCCCGCAGTGCGCGCGACTTGCCGCTGATAGCGTCAGAACTCGTCTCCCGGTTCTCAGGCGTCACACCAGACAGCCGGGAAATGGAATCCATGTCGTTCTGCGCAAAGGCCATCAGCTGCTGAATGTCGCCGTTGTTCTTCGCCTCTTGCACCTTGCCGCCCGACAGAGCCCCGTCCGCAAAGATGGCAATCCCGTTCGGGTCTTTCAGCTCTCGGTCGATCTGCTCCAGCGTCATGGCCTCGTTGTCCACGGCGCTTTTCTCCATCCGCATCTGGTTCGAGTGCGCCAGGTAATGGCTGCGCATGATGCGGGCGTTCAGCGAGTCCTGAATGTCCACCAGGTCGCGGATCGGGCTATAGCAAAGTCCTGTCTCGATGGACCGGTAGCACCAGATCGGCACGAACGGGAACCGCCCATGTTTGTACGGCGACACCGACTCCACCAGGATGTCCTCGCTGGTCATGATCGTGCAGTGGATCTCCCACGACACCGGGTCGGTGATGCCGCCCACATGCTTTTGCTGCACGGTCACCGGCTCGCGCGTCCATGCTTCGAGCAACATCACACGGTCACGGGTCGAGAACAGGTCGGTGCCCACAAACACCCCGGCGCCACTCTCACTGCTCGCAATGGCGTCTGCGCCCAGCAGGTTGGACGAGCCCGCCCACATGCCCATCAGGCGCTCGCCGCTGCCGCGCTGGGATACGCGCTCCAATTCGTTCCGCTTGTGCGGGAATAGCGCAATGGCTACATCCAGGTCCACCACTTTCGAGCGGAAAAGGAAACGCGCATCATCGCCGTCGCGGTTGATGGCGCGGCTGTCATGCACGATGTTGCGCCAGTCCTCGGCCACGGCCACCACCTTCGGGCCTTGCTTGTCCTGGCGAACAGCAACCTCCAGCCAGCCCAGGCCGGTGACGAAAGACTGGTCGGACGCTAGGCTGCGCTCAAAGCCGGTCTGGTTGGTGTAGTCCAGCCACTTCATCAGCTCCTGCTTGGCTTGAGCCGACTCGCGTGCCTGCTTGTCGTCCCGGCGCGGCGCCACAGTGAAGTCAATCCGCCCCCGGCGCTCGGTACCCTTGAGCCAGTCGATCACCGGCTTGATGGCGTTGTACGACACGGCAGACTGACCACGCGCTGCCAGCTTTGCCCGCTGGTCTGCGGTGAATTGGTCGTTTTCGTAGTAACGACACCAGCGGATGCGGTCGCGCCTATTTTGTTCCTGGCGAAGCAACTCCTCCAGGTACATGTCCTTGATGCGCAAATGGCGGTCGTGCGCAGTCGATGTGGCTGTTTTCATACGGCGATCTCGGTCACAAGGTCGCCGCGCTTGGCTGTCACCTCGAAAGTAGTGCCATCGCCAGCTACAAGGCGGCGGCGGATGTTGGGTGGGGCCATTGGCATCCGCACCATGTCGATGAGCGCGTTCAGCACCGCATCGATGTAGTTGCGCACCGCGGTGCGGTCGTCGCTCGTGTAGCCCATCAACTGCACCGACTGCGTGGCGTCCCAGATCAAGGCGCGCGTGGGCGACCCCGTGGGTTTGCCGTCGTCAGTGAACGCCAGCATGTGCGGCCGGTCGGCTTCGCGGTAGCAGCGTGGGTGCCAAATGCCAGCGGTCATGTCGTCAGAGCGGACCACCGCGCCATCACGCGGGCGGCCAATGACCACCACGCGCTGGGCCTTGCGGCTCTCGGGCAGCACCGCCCACTCCAGCGACACCAGGAAGTCGCCAACGCGGCGGGTCCTCCATGCGTCAGGGCCAGCCCACTCGACCAGCTTGCGGCCCTGGGCGTCGATCGTTCGGGTTTCTCTCATCTCCAGCTCTCCCGTGTGCGGTTTGCGAATGCGTTGATGTGGGCGACCTCGTTGCGCATCAGTGGCACGGCCATGCCCAGGTAGCGGAAAGCGTCGGCGCCGTGGCTGTACTCGTCGTGCAGAGGACCAGTCGGCTCGTTCGTGCGCTGATTGATGCTGCGCCGGTAGCGCTTCAGACACTCCTGCAGGCGCGCGGTCTTGTCCTGATCGAAGTAGCACTTCGGGAAGATCATTCGGGCCTGCTTGATGCCCTCCTCCACGTCGATGGCGGGCAGCGGGTCGGCTACGGTGCGGCCCAGGTTTTTGAGCGTCTGGATGGAGCTGATGCCGGTCTGCGGGTTGGCAGCGGCACCGTCGTGGGGTAGGTAATCGGTGCCCCAGCGGTAGGGCTTGCGCTGCAGTTGCTCCACGTACCACGCATAAGTGCGGTTGCTGTCCTCGATGTAATCGATGATGTGCACCGCTGTGGGCGAGCGCTGCACCATGATGATCGTCATGGCATCGTTCCAGCCCAGGTCCCAGACTGTGTGCACCGGTAGCATGGGGTCATAGGGCACCGGGCCGATGCGGCCATCCTTGAACAGCGCTTCGATCTCATGACGATAGATCGCGCCGGCCGCCACGCGCTTTGGCCTGCCTTCCCAGATGTTGTCGTAGTCATCGGCCGCCATGGACGCCTGAGCCTTGCGTCGCTCGTCCTCCAGCACGGGAGGGAACCACGGGTTGTCGCGCCAGTTGATCTCACACACCCATGTATCAGGCGATGGCGTGGCAATAAAGCGCTGCCACGTCTCGTCCGTGTCCATGTCGGGGTTGAGCGTCAGCCAGATCTCTGAGCCCTCCTTTCGGATAGTCGGTATCAGCGTGTCCCAACTCTTTTTACTCACGCCGTGGGCCTCTTCCACCCACACAATGTCGCATCCCTCGAACGACTTGATCGAGTCCACCGTGTGCGCCTGCAGGCCGGTGAACAGAAACAGCGAACCGTTGGCGCCACGGATCTCGTTGTCCAGGATCTCGAACTCATCGGTCAGATTCAGCGCCACCACCTGGTCCTTGAGCAAGCGGTGCACCGAATCGCGCATGGATTTCTGCACCTCGCGCGCACAAAGGATGCGCAAAGGACGGTCTGCGGCCATCAGCAGCAGCGCGCGGGCCACGGCCCAGGACTTGCCACCACCCCGGCCGCCGTGCATCACCTTGTAGCGGCGCGGCCAGAATAGCGGGCGCAGCTTGGCCGGGAACTCGGCGCGGATTTCCAGCACCTGATCAGCCTCGGCCATCATTGCGGCTTGGCCTCAACGTCCATGAAGTCCAGAATCACGCGCTTGCGCTGCGCGCCCGACTGACTCTTGTCGTCATCGCCCTCGATGCCATAGGCTTCACGTTCTAGGCCGATAAGCACTCGCATGGAGTCGCCCAGGTCTTTCATCGTCTTGACGCGGCCAGGAAGGCTGATGACTTTTTGGTAAATCTCAGCCAACTTGTCTTGCCCCTTATCGTCAGGACTGCGCATCAAATCACCCAAGTCTGCAAGTAGGGTTGCGGCATCAGGGCCAGTCTGCAACTCCAATTCAGCCAACAGGTTGGTCGCAACACATCTAGCGCGCGCAATATCCTTGCGATGACCGATGCGAACAGATGCGATTTGAGTGGCGTTGTCCTCAATGACCTGCCGCTCTGGAATAAGAGGCTGCGGCGTAACCTTCCCCGTAACCATGGCCTGCGTAACCATGGCGTCCGCCTTAGCGCGGATCTTTGCGGCTAGATCACGGTCGATTCCAGCCCTCTTGAAGTGATTGATGATGGCGGCGTGCGAAACCTGGTCACCTGTTTCCTCGGTGTACTTTGCGGCCAGCTGACGCGGGCTCAGTATTCCCGACCTCCATCCAGCCTCAATGCGGGCGTAATCAACCTTCTTGTTAGCAGCCATCGCAAGCCTCATCTGCGACGAGCCGCATGTGAATCGCAGCGCGCGCCTCAGCGCCGCTTTCCATTCCCGTCGCCCATGCAAGCTCTTCATCAGAGATGGTTTGCATTACAGGAGGGCAACCGGCAATGATTCTGAGAAGGTCGCGCCGGAGTTCCTTTTCCGCCTTCTGGGTGAGTTCGGCAACGTATTGCAAGGTCGCTCGATCCCTCTCCTGTGGATCAATCGGCTCCAGCATCTTGTCGATTGCGGCCAGCGATGGAATGGCGATGTTGGCCAGCACATCGCTGTGCCCCCGAATCAGATATGCCTCGTAGCCTTTGGCATAAGCGTCATCCGAACACTGAAAAAACAGCGTGTACCGGAGTTTTTCGCCAATAAAACGGATGTACTGCGCCTTTTCGGAATCGTCGCCATGGCATGCCGATTTGGCGTGGTCAAGCGCTCTATCTTTTACGCCCTTGCCAACATAAAAGACTGCGCCGTTATCGAGACATAGGCCATAGACGTAATGATCCCAGCGGCTGTCCTTGATGGACTGCGCGAACTCATGTTCCGTCATCAAGCAGTGCGCAGCCAGGAAAACGCCCTGGTCCCACGTCCTCAATTGGTCTGTGAGTACGTGCCGCTGTGTCTCACTCTTGCGAGACTGTGATGCCATGAGAAAACCCCGTTGAATTGACAATCTGCCAATTGCAACGGGGTTTTGTTCGGAGTCAACGTCGGGTCACTCCACCCAGTATTTCGGCTGCTGTAGGCTCCCGCAGCTCCTGACCTTGCCCAGCTGGCACAGCCGCTCGATGTGCCTGCGCGCCTTGGTCTTGCTGCTGCGGCAGGCGGCCACGGTGTCGGGGTGACGCTCAATGTCTCGAGCGGGTGCTGGGCCGATGGTGGCGATCACCTGGCGGATGATTTCGATTGCGCCTTGCAGGTTTGTGGTGGTCAAGATAGCGACTCCTTGAGGTCCGTGAGGTATTGTGGGTTGCAGCGCCCGGCGCGGGTCATCTCCATGCTCTTAATTTGTGAGCAATCGGCACAAAGTGGGTAGTCGAAATTAAAGGTGGCCGCGCCATCCCGGGCGACCAGGATCACCACGGGCTGGCTGCGCTGGTTCTGCGCAGCGGCGGCGCTCTGCAGGTACTGC